GGACCCGCGCAGCCCCGGTCTTTTTCTAGCGCCAGCAAGTCTGTGTCCCGCATTGCGTTAAGCCGTTCGCAATCAGAAACCACGTGAGATGGCTCCGAAAGCGCCCAAATCCGTCCCAAATCGCACCAAAACCGCACCAAATCGCCGGGAAAGCGCGGCGGTCGCACCGGCGCCTCGAAAGGGGCCCGCGCGCACCTCGATCACCACGCCGGAGGGGAAGCGCGCCGCCGACGAAATGTCGGTGACCGAGGTGGCCGAGAAGCTGGGCATCTCGTACCAGGCGGTGGGCGTGTGGGCGGCCAAGCCCGGGGCGCCGACGCGGTCGGCGGGGACCAAGGTGTGGCTCAAGTGGCCGGCGTTCGCGCGCTGGCGCGAGCAGCAGATGGTGGAGACGGCGCGGCGGGAGGCATCGCCCACCGTCAGCCTGGACGAAGCGCGCACCCGAAAGGCGCTGGCGGAGGCGGAGCTGGCGGAGATCGAGCTGGCGAAGGCGCGGGGCGAGGTGGTGGCGCTGGCCGACTACGAGGCGGCGCTGGCGCGGATTCTGGACCGGCTGGCGGCGCGGCTGCGGGCGCTGCCGGTGCGGCTGCTGCACCTGGGTCCCGAGGTGGAGGCGGCCGCGGAGGCCGAGGCCGAGAAAGTCGTGGAGGAGCTGCACGCATGGAACGAAGACGTCGTCGACGAAACCCACAACCCTTTGCCTGCTGCGCAGGAGGCCGCGTGAACCCGGACGATTTCGACAAGTGCTACCCTCCCGTGCCGGTGCGCCCGGTGCCCATGGACGCGCGGCGCGCCCTGGTCATCGAGGCGGCGATCCGCTGGTGGGAGGCGCACCGCCCCGAGGGGTGGACGGAGGACCTGCACCTTCTGTATCCCGAGGCGGGGAGCACCGGGCGGGATGCGTTCCTGCTGTCGGACGCCGTGGCGTCGCTGGTGGCGCATATCCGGGACGTGCCGCAGGCGCTGACGGCGGCGGGGCGGTCACATGGCTGACCCGCGTCCTGGGGACCCGGCCGACCGGGCGATGGACGTCAAGGCCGACGGGGCGTTTGGGGGTCTGACAAATCACCGGGCGGGCTACGGCGACGACCGGCTGGCGCGGCTGATCGACTGGCTGCGCGCCCACCCCACCGCCACGCTGGCGTCGGGGGAGGGGGCGCTACTGCTGGGCGAGATTGACCAGCTTCGCCACCGCGCCGACCGCACCGAGCGCATCCTCGCCGCGCTGCGGGAGCCGAGTGAGGGGGTGGTGGAGGCGGCATTGAATGAGTATGACCGCAGATACAGCCACGGTCCGCTTTCGATGCGTCTGACCCGACACGAACCGTATCACAGGGCGAGTTTGACAGAAAGCCTCAGCGCCGCCGTTGCCGCCGCCGAACAGGAGGTGGTACGTGAGTGACACGACTGAGCGAGACGCGGTGTTGGCCCGCTTCGGCGCCAACGGCTGGGGCTATCCCTACACCGAGCGAATGGCCGACCGCATCGTCGAGCTGGAATCCGCCATCGAGCGGGTGCGGGCGCTGCATGACGGTGAACGGCGTCACGTTGGGTGGATCGACGTTATGTGTTGCCGCGAGTGCAGTGACGACGATAACACCTACGCCTACCCCTGCCCCACCCTTCGCGCCTTGGAGGGGACGCCATGAGCCGCTGGCTGCGTGACCTGTGGGACCGGCTGGCACGCCGCCGTCCCCGCATGACCGTGGGCGTGGTGTGCCATCGCCTGCTACCCGAGGATCTGGCTGCGCTCCGCGATATGGGCGTGCGGCACGTTCGCTTGTCGCTGTACCCTGACGCGGACGGCGGCGAATGGGTGCAGGTCGCCGCAGACGCCGGACTGAGTCCGTTGGTCGTGAGCTACCGCGACAGCGCGCACTGGGACGCCGATGCCTCGGTGTGGCCTATGGCCGAGTGGCAGTACGGCAACGAGCCCAGCGACCTGGACACTACACCCAGCACGCCCGGCATCTGTTCCCCCGGCATCCGCAATGACACGCCCGCCGCCGACATCCGCCGCTACGCCGCCCGGATGCCTGCCGGGCAAGCTCTGGCATTCCACAGCTACGGCCAGCCGCTGACGCTGGCGGCAGAGCGGCGGCTGGAGGCGGTGCAGGGGACCGGTCGTGCCCTGTGGTGCACCGAGACCGGGCAGCGTGACGGGACGGAGCGGGAGCTGCGGGACACGCTGCGGGTGCTGGAGCGCGCCGGAGTTGAGCGGACTTACATCTACGCGTTGTGGAGCCCGGACGACGCATTCACCATGACCGTCGGGCAGCGGGCAGCGGTGCAGGCGTGGACGCGGGCGCAGGGTGGTGCGCGATGAGCCGCTGGGCTAGTTGGAGGCCAGCGTGAGCTCCCACAAGAAGAATGACCAGCAGGAGGGCGCATGATCGCGAAAGGCGACACCTGTGGCCGAGCCGCCACCATCGTGGCCGTGCTGGCCCTGCTGTGGGCCGTGGGCACCCTGTGGGTGATCGGGGAGCTGCGGAACGACTTGGGCGCCACCGAGCGCGACGAGGAGGTGGGACGTGAGTGACGTGGAAAAGCGGGATAGGGTGCTGGCCCGCTACACCGCCGACGGCTGGGACTACCCCGACCACGAGGCGATGGCCGCCCGCATCGTGGCGCTCGAGGACAAAGCCACCACTCTCGAAGCCGCCCTGAACACCGCCGGCCAGTTCGCCGTTGGCGACCTTGCCCCCCGGATGGTCAAGCTGGAGCAGCTGCTCTCCGCGCTGGAGAACCCGGACCACGGCACGGTGATGGCCGCGGTGGACGCTGAGTGGCGCCATGGCCAAGCCGACCCGGACGCCACGCTGCAGACCGGTGAACGGGCGGCGCTGGTGGGCGTGGCCAAGTACCTCCGGGAGCAGCTCGGCCTATGATCGGCTGCCGAACCGCGGAGGAGATCGGCGAGGTCCTGCGCCACGCCAGGCGCGCGCGGGGGCTGACGCAGGCGCAGGCGGCGGAGCTGGCAGGGACCAGTTCCCGCCTCTGGAACGAGATGGAGAACGGCAAGCGCGACCACGTGTCCATCACCACGCTGCTGGCCATGCTCCAGCTGGTGCGCGTGCAGCTGGTCCTCCTAGACCACTGCGCCGACGGGGGTTCCCGAAGCGCATTTCGGGAACCTCCAGAGACCGCACGCGAGCCCGCCGAGCTGCCGCCCCCCGCGGAGCCGGAACCTCCGCCAGCGACCGTCGCGCCACTGGTGTCCGGGCAGCGGGTGGACACGGGCACCGGGGCCCGCCGCCGCCGGCTGACGCTGGAGGAGGCGGAGGCCGGGGCGCTGCCGGAGCCGATGACCCGCGAGGAGTGGGCCGCCATGGCTGCCGCCAGCACGCCCGCGCCAGTGCCTGCCCAAACGCCTGAACCCGCGCCCGAACCCGCGCCACCAACCGCCGCGGCGGCCAAGCCCCGGGACCGCACCCCGCGGACCGTCGTCTTGCCCAGCCCCCAGCTGCGCGCCCTCACGCTGCTGGCCGCCGGGATGAGCGTCTACCGCGTGGCCGCCGTCATGGACCTCCCTTTCGACGTCGTGCACCGGTGGTCGGTGGACGCCCGGCGCGCCGCCAAGGAGAGCACGGCCGCGTGACCACCACGCACCCCCTCGGACTGGCCGCCCTGAACCGCGTCACCCGGGAGCGGTTCCGGCGGCACTGCCGGCCCATCCCCCGCCTCACCATGTCCCGGTGGGCGGAGCGGTACCGGGTGCTCTCCCCGGAGGCCACCGCGCAGCACGGCCCCTGGCAGAACGACGTCGTGCCGTACCTGGCCACCATCATGGACTGCATCTCGGACCGGGAGACGCAGGAGGTGGTGCTGGTCAGCCCCTCGCAGGCCGGGAAGTCGGAGGCGCTGCTGAACGCCATCGGCTACTTCGTCCACCAGGAGCCGTCGTCCATCCTCGTGGTGCAGCCCACCACCGAGACGGGGGAGAGCTTCTCCAAGGACCGCGTGGCCCCCATGCTGCGCGACGCCCCCGCGCTGCGCCCGCTGGTGGCCCCGGCCCGGTCCCGGGACAGCAACAACACCATCCTCTCCAAGCAGTACCCCGGCGGCCAGCTGGACATCGTCGGCGCCAACGCCCCCTCCGGGCTGGCGATGCGCCCCAAGCGGGTGGTCCTGCTCGATGAGCGGGACCGGCACCCGCGGTCGGCCGGCACGGAAGGGGACGTCAAGGCGATCGCCCGCGCGCGGACCCGGAGCTTCGGGCGGCGGCGGAAGATTGTGGAGGTGAGCTCCCCCACCAGCCTGGAGGAGTCGCTTATCTGGCCCTCCTACCTGGAGGGGACGCAGGAGGTGTTCGAAATCCCCTGCCCTCGATGCGGGCACTGGCAGGTCCCCGACTTCGAGCAGCTCCGCTGGGAGGTGGACGACGCAGGCCGGGTGCTGCCGCCCTCCGTGGTGCTGCGGTGCGCCGGGTGCGCCGAGGGGATCCCGGCGCGCGAGCGGGGCGGGATGCTGCGGGCTGGCCGGTGGCGGGCCACGGCGGAGCCGCGCGTGCCGCACAAGCGGACGTTCCACCTCACCGGGCTGGTGGCGGCGTTCGGGAGCTGGGAGGAGCTGGCGCAGGAGTTCGTGACGGCCAACGGGCAAGCCGACCAGGCGATCCGGGCCGAGATGCTGCGCGCCTTTTTCAACACGGCGCTGGGGCTCCTCTATCGGGACCAGAGCGCCGAGACGGTGAAATCGGCGCTGGTGGCGCGGGCGGTCCCCTACTGCGCCGACGGCAGCTGGCAGGTGCCGCAGCAGGTCGGCGTCCTCACCGCCGGGGTGGACGTCCAGCATGACCGCGCCGAAATCGTGGTCCGCGGCTGGGGCGTTGGGGAGGAGTCGTGGCTCATCGCCCGCGTGGTGCTCCGGGGCGACGCCTTCCAGCCGTCGTTCTGGACCCAGCTGGAGGAGTGGCGGACCCGCAAGCAGTGGCGCCACGAGTCGGGGGCCACGCTGTCCATCCGGGCCCTGTGCATCGACGCGGGCGACGGCGCCGTGGCCAAGTCGGTGTACGAGTATGCCGCCCCGCGCCTGGGCGCCGGGGTGTTTGCCGTGAAGGGGCACGGGTCGCCGACGGCGCCCATGACGCCCACCAAGCCGACCAAGGTCAAGCCGGGCCGCCTCTACCTCTTGGGGGTGCACGCCATCATGGAACGCCTGTATCGCCGCCTCGGGATGACCGCCCCCGGTCCCGGCTACCTGCACCTCAACGAATACGCCGGGGAGCATCCGCCCGACGGGGTGCCGGCCGACTACGTCGAACAGCTGACCAGCATGGAGCGGAAACGGGACGAAAAGACCCGCCGCTATCGTTACGTGGCCAGGAAGGGGGTGCGCAACGAGGTGGCCGACGCGGAGACCTACGCCTATGCCGCCCTGCTGCTGGGCCCCGTGCCGCGCGACCTGCTGGCGCAGGCGGTGGCGCAGGTCAACGCCCAGGGCGCCGCCGAGCGCGCCCGCGCGGCCGCACCCGCGGCGGCGGTCCCCAGCCCCAAGCCGACCGCCGCCAAGAAGGAGGGGATGTGGCTCCCGACCCGGGGTCGGGGGTGGAAGTGACCGCGCCGGAGCACGCCCCGCGCGACCTGCCGTGGGTGGTGCGGCAGGCGCTGGACGACACCAGCCTCCCTGCGCTGGCGCGCCTGACCATGTGGCACTTAAGCCGCTACCTCGACACGCATGAATACCGCGAGCTCAAGGTGCTGGCGCTGGCGCACGAGATGCGGTGCCGCGACGAGTCGGCGGCCAAGAGCATCCGGCAACTGCTCGCCAAGGGCTACCTCGACCAGCACCCCAAGCGCAACCCGCGTGCGCTCCGCCTGCCGTATTCACGCCGCGTGACCGAAGCCAGGGCGGCGTAAGCCCCGCGGCGGGCGCTTTTCCTCCCGTAGGACAGCGGCAAAGGCGCGTGCCGCTGTAGACTGGCGCCGGACGGGCGCAATGTGCACCCGTGCCCGATCCCTTCACGCAGCTCCCCGCCACGCTGGCCGCCGGTGACAGCCTGTCGCTGCGGCTGACGTACGCCGACTACGCGCCGGCGGACGGCTGGACGGCGACGCTGTACCTGCGGGGGGCGTCCGCGCTGGACGTCTCGGGCGTGGCCGCCGGGGCGGCGTTCGACTTCACCGCCTCCGCCACCGCCACGGCGCCGCTGCCGGCCGGGCTGTACACCGTCGCCGTGCGGGTGGCCAAGGCCGCCGAGGCGCGGACGGTCGAGAGCCGGACGCTCACCGTGACCCCCAATGCCGCCACGGCGGCGCCCGGGGAGCTGCAGTCGCGCGCCGAGCAGATGCTGGCCATCTGCCGCACCGCCCGGGAGAACATCCTGCGGGGCGAGATGCGGCTCTACATGATCGCCGGGCGCCAGGTGCAGCTGCACAGCTTGGACGACGTCCGGCGCGAGGAGGCCTACTGGCAGACCCAGCTCGCCATGGAGCGCGGGCAGGGCTTCGGGCGGCCGGTGCGCTTTGACGTGGTGGGGATCCGGTGAAGCTGAGCAACCGCATCCGCTACCTGCGGACCGCGCTCACCGGGCGCACGCCGGCATTCCCCAAGGCGGCGGCCCGCTATGCCGGCGGGGACCACAGCCGCCTGGTGTCGCGCTGGTTCGCCGAGCTGGCCGACGCCAACGATGAGATCCGGCTGTCGCTGGCCAGCCTGCGCGCCCGGTCGCGCGAGCTGGTCCAGGACAACGGCGAGGCCGCGGGCCTCATGCTGGATTTCGAGAGCGACATTGTGGGGGCCACCGGGGCGCGGCTGCAGTTCCGGGCCAAGAGCCCGCGCGGGACCCCGCTGGACGCCCTGAACGACCGGATCGAGACGGCGTGGCGCACGTGGGCGCGCCGCGACCACTGCACCGTGACGGGGCGCCTGAGCTTTGCCGCCCTGCAGCGGCTGGCCATCCGGAGCATCGTGTGCGACGGCGAGTTCCTCGCCCTGCGCCGCCGTGCGCCGGACACCCGCTTCGGGTTCCAGCTGCAGGTCATCGACCCCGACCAGCTGGACGAGACGTACAACCTCACCCTGGACGGCGGCCGCCGGATCATCATGGGCGTCGAGGTGGACGCCGACGGCCGTCCGGTGGCGTACCACCTCTGGAGCGGTCACCCCACCAAGGCGGAGGGGCGCCAGCGGCGCCGCGTGCCGGCCGACCAGGTGCTGCACGTCTTCAAGGCGCTGCGCCCCGGGCAGGTCCGCGGGGTGCCCTGGTTCGCGCCGTCGCTGGTCAACTGGAAGCTGGGCGCCCGGTACACCGAGGCGGAGCTGTACCAGTCGCTGCTGGCCGCGGCGCAGGGCGGCTTCTTCGTCAACAAGGACGGCGGGGCGTTCGACATCCCCGTCGACGAGGAGGGGAAGCCGATCCCGCTGGTGATGGAGGCGGAGCCCGGCGCGGCGCGCGTCCTCCCCGGCGGCTACGAGTTCCAGGCGTGGGAGCCCAAGCACCCGACCGCCAACTTCGGCGGCTTCATGAAGGTGGTCAAGCGCGGCATCGCGCGGGCCTTCGGGCGGAGCTACGCCAGCCTGACCGGCGACCTGGCCGACGTCAACTTCTCCTCGATGCGCACCGACCGCGTGCGCGAGATCGAGCAGAACAAGCTGCACCAGCAGGACCTGCTGGTCGAGCAGCTGTGCGACGTGGTGTTCGCCGACTGGCTGCGCATGGCCACCGTCACGGGGGCCATCGGCACGGTCTCCATCGACTCCGCCACGCTGGCGTCCTACGCCACCTGGATGTGCAAGGGCTGGCCGTGGATCGACCCCGTGAAGGACATCACGGCGGCCACCATGGCCGTGCAGCAGGGGCTCACGTCCCGGCAGCAGCTGTGCGCCGAGAAGGGGCTGGACTACTTCGAGGTCATCGACCAGCTGGCGGAAGAGGTGCAGTACGCCGCCGCCAAGGGGGTGACGCTGGGCGAGAGCGCGGTGGACCCCAGCGTGGCGGACGATGCGCCGCCGGCCGCCATTGACGGGGAGACGCCCGCGCGGACCGTGCTCCCCCTACGCGCGAGGAGCGCATGACGACTGAGACCGTGACGACGACCGACGCGGCGGACCCGTTTGCGCCCGCCACCCGGGCCAACCCGGGCGGCACGCTGTACCGCGAGGTGACCATCGAGCGCGAGGCGCCCGCCGCCGGCGGCGAGCCCGCGCTGCGCGTGGCCATCTCCAGCGAGGCGCCGGTGCTGCGCTACGACTGGCGCACCGACGAGGAGTACCTGGAGGTGCTGGACCACGACGAAGGCGGGCCCGACCTGAGCTACGCCGACGACGGCCTCCCCTTCCTGCGCGACCACCGGCTGGGCGACCAGATCGGGCTGCTGGAAGGGGTCACGCGGGACGCGGACAAGCGGCTGCGCGGGACGCTGACGCAGGGCAACCACCCCGACGCCGCGTGGCTGTTCGCCGACATGCGCAGCGGGGTCCGGAAGAAGGTGTCGATCGGCTACTGGCCGGGGACCACCTACACGCAGGAGAAGACCGCGGGCGGGCAGCTAGTGCGCCGGTACCGCGGGTGGTCGATCTACGAGGCCAGCACGGTGACCGTGCCGGCGGACTACGACGTCGGGGTCGGACGTGGTGCGCCGGGACGCGCGCCGACCCCCAGCGACATCCCGGCAGTGGCCGACGAGGCCCGAACGAAGGAGCGTACCATGGTGGACAACGCTTCGGAGCGGGGCGCGGCCCCTGCCCCGGACACCCGGCCGCAGGAGCTGGCCGTTCTCGCGCGCGAGGGCGGGGTGACCGAGCGCCTGGCGGACTGGATCAGCAACAACGTGACGGTGGAGCAGGCGCGCACCGAGGTCATCAAGACCCTGCGCGAGAAGGCGGCGGCCCAGCCGGTGGTGACGGCGGCGCCCGCGGTGCGGGACGTCCACAACCGCGAGGAGGACCGCTCGTTCACCTCGCTGGCCGACCAGCTGCGCGCCATCAAGCGCGCCGCCTCGGGCGACCTCGACCCGCGCCTCATGGGCGTGCAGCGCGGCGCCCCCTCCGGGCTCGGCGAGCAGGTCGGGGCGGACGGCGGGTTCCTCATCGCCCCGCAGTTCGCCACCGAGATCTTCCGCGTGGCGTTCGAGGGCGGCGAGCTGCTCTCTCGCGTCAACGAGATCCCGGTTTCCGGGAACCAGTACCACGTGCCCATGGTCGACGAGACCGCGCGCACCAACGGCAACCGCTGGGGCGGGGTCCGCGGCTTCTGGGCCGGCGAGAACGACAGCGTCACCTCCACCCGGCCGAAGTTCCGCCGGATGACGCTGGACCTCTCCAAGAAGATCGTGGCCCTGGGCTACGTGACCGAGGAGCAGATGGAGGACGCGCCCGCGACCTCGCGCATCCTGGAGCAGGCGTTCGCCGCCGAGCTCCAGTTCGTCGCCGAGCAGTCGATCTGGGAGGGGTCCGGCGTGGGCCAGCCCCTCGGGCTCATGAACAGCGGCGCGCTGGTCACGCAGGCGGCCGAGGCGGGTCAGACTGCCGGGACCATCGTGGCGGCCAACGTCACCAAGATGTGGTCGCGCCTCCTGCCCGCCGCCCGCGCCAACGCGGTGTGGCTGGTGAACCAGGACGCCGAGCCCCAGCTGCCGCTCATGACCATCGGCAACTGGCCGGCCTTCCTGCCCCCGGGCGGGCTGTCGGGCGCGAAGTACGGCACCCTGTACAACCGCCCGGTCATCGCGGTGGAGTTCGCGTCGACCCTCGGCACCGTGGGCGACATCGTGCTGGCCGACCTGTCGTTCTACGCGCTGGGCACCAAGGCGTCGAACGGCGCGATGCAGCGCAGCATCCACGTCCGGTTCGTGAACGGCGAGGAGACGTTCCGCACGGTGTTCCGCTGCGACGGGGCGCCCATGCTGAACCAGCCGATCACCCCGCTCAAGGGGTCGAACACCCAGTCGGCCTTCGTCACGCTGGCCGCGCGGTAATCCAAACGCGGGGGGCCGACTGGCCCCCCGCCCCCACGCCTTTCCGGAGACCCTTCCATGAACGTGCAGGACTACGAGGTGCTCCCGATCCTCGACCCGGCGGCCGACGCCGCGGGCCGGGCGTCGCGCGCCGTCAGCCTCAAGAATTACACCGGCGTCGTGAAGCTGGTGTGCTACGTCAACCAGGGGAACGCGGCCACCGTGGCGCTGACCCCCGAGCAGTGCACCGCGGTGGCGGGCACCGGCAACAAGGCCATCCCGGCTGTGCCGATCTTCCACGCGCAGGACCTCGCCACCACGACGGTGGCAACCCGGGCGACGGCCGCGGCCAGCTTTACCACCTCGGCGGCGGTGACGGCCAAGAAGGTGGAGTTCTTGATCGACCCGGCGGCGCTCGACGTGGCCGGCGGCTTCGACTGCGTGCGCGTGAGCACGGGCGCGTCGAACGCGGCCAACATCACGTCGGCGTTCCTCGTGGCGGTGCCGAAGCACGCCACGGAGCTCGGCGCGAACGCCCGCGTCGACTAATGCTGGTCCGGCTGCGCTACGGGGCCCGCGTGGGGGAGGTCATTGACCTCCTCCCGCAGAGCGCGCGCGCCATGCTGGCCGACGGCCGTGCGGAGCTCCCCGAGTCCGCGGCCGACGCCGACGCGCAGCCGGTGCTGTCCGTTCCCGCCCCGGCCGCCCCTGTGGGGGCGGACCGTGGGCTGCCGCGCGGGCGCCCGCGCCGGGCGCGGTAATGCCCCCGGCGCTGGTGACCCGCCACCTCGCGGCCATGTGCCGCGGGCCCCTGTCGGTGCCGGTGGTCTACGGCACCACCCGCACGCGCGGCCTGTTCGACCACGACGCCACCCTGCTGGACGACGGGGTGGGCGGCGAGGTGCGCCGGGATGCGCGGATGCTGACCATCGAGCGCGGCGCCCTGCCGGCGGCGGTGAAGCAGAACAGCCGCCTGACGGTGGACGGCGCCAGCTTCGAGGTGCGCGCCGTGCTGCCCCAGGAAGACGGGGAGCTGGTGCGCTACCTGCTCGCGCCCGTCTCGGGGACCTGACCGTGCTGTTCGAGACCGTCCGCGCCGTGGCCGACTGGATGGCCGACCCCACCTACGGGATCAACGCCATCCTGGCCGCCGCCCCGCTGGAGGCGGGCGTGGCGCGCGCCGCCGCGGTGACGGTGTCGGACGACACCCGCAACGCCGAGGTGGCCCGGGGACAGATCCCGGACACCCTGCCGGCGCTGCTGGTGACCACCACCGCCACGGCGATCACCACGACGTCGCCGACCGTGCGCCCCTACCCGGCCGACATGCTGGTGGAGCTGGGGATCCGCTACGCCGCCGCCAACGTGGCCACCGAGGTGGCGTTCAACGACACCGCCCAGGTGCTGCGCGCGGTGACCAAGAGCCTCGGCGCGCTGTGGACCACCGCCGCCGGCGAGGCGGCCCGGCTGCGCAACCAGGTGCAGCTCATCGAGCTCCGGGAGATCCGGACCGAGCTGTACCAGGCGAACGACGACGCCCGGGTGACGCTGGGGATGATCATCCCCATTCGCGTCCGCGACCTCTACGCCCTGAGCTGACCGCCATGGACTACTTCCTCCACCCCGTGTCGGCGACCGAGGCCCGCAAGGTCCCGTTCCCCGTCGACCTCGCGCTCGCCAAGCGCGCCGCCTACATGGCCAAGCCGCCCGCCGCTGCCCTGGAGGGCGCGGAGCTGGTGCCGCTGGCCCCCGCTGCGCCGCCCGCCCAGGCGGCCGACATCCCGACCACGCCCCCCACCGAGGACTGACGCATGGCAACCGCTGCACGCCTGAACCAGGTCATCGGCTTCCTCGCCAAGGAGGAGGCCGATTCCGGCACCGCGGAGACGCTGTCCAACAGCACCGACGCCTGCACCCCCTACATCGGCGACGGCGACCCCGAGGCGCCCACCGCCTACGACTACGTCTTCGACGGGGCGACCGGGCGCGGGTCCGGCACGCTGGGGCCGCAGCGGCGCACGGCGCCCGCTGGCCGCTTCCGGCAGGGGCAGTTCCAGTGCCTGCCCAAGGGGCTGGGCTCCGCCTACTCCGCGTCGGCGTTTCCTCCCAACGAGGTGCACCGCTGGCTGAAGGCCGCGGGGCTGGACGCCACCTACAGCGCCTCCCCGACGCCTCAGTGGACGTACACCCCCACGGCGTTCGGGACGACGTTCACCACGCTCACCGTGCGGCAGTTCGCCCAGGGGAGCCAGTTCGACCAGACCGGCGTTCTGTGCGACTTCGCTTTCGAGACGCAGGGGCTCGGGGTGCCGATCTTCACCTTCGACTGGCGCGGCATCGCCGGGTCGCTCCCGTCGGACGTGACCCTCCCGGCGCTGACGCACCAGGCGACCTCGGTGGTTCCGCCCATCGGCCCCGGCATGGTGGTGAACATCGGCGCGCTGGCCACCGCGGTGGTGCGCCGCGCGGCCTTCCGGCTCAACCGGTCGGTGGACACGGCCCGCGTGCAGCAGAACCTCGCCGGTGGCCATGCCGGGTTCGTGCCCGGCGGCATGGCCCCCGAGCTGGAGCTGGAGATCGAGCGCCCCGCGCGCGCGACTTACGACCCCGAGGCGGTCATGGCTGCCGGGACCAGCGCCGCGGTGGACCTGACCGTGGGCAGCACCCAGTACAACCGCTACAAGCTGACGCTCCCGCAGGCGCAGCTGACCGCCGCCACGCCGTCCAACGACGGGGCGCTGGCCACGGTCAACCTGACGTTCCGGGCGTTCGCCACCACGCCGGCGGCGAACGACTTCTTCTCGCTGCTGTTCAACTGAGCACCGGCGCCCCTCGGTGCACTACAGCGCCTCGACCCTGACGGCGGCGGAGCGGCCGGTGGTGATTGCCATCGGCCGCGCTCGCGCGTCGTGGCTGGGGCGCTGGTGGACGCGGGTCGCGCGCACCTGGACGGCGCGGCCGATCTCGACCCCCCAGATGCTGCGCCTCGAAGCGGCGCGGCAGGACCCGGTGGCGTCGCTGTTGGCGCTCGCCGAGGTGCTGGGGGCGTTGTTCCCGGTGCGCTGGTGGCACCGGCTGACCGGGCGTCCGGTGGCGCTGCTGCTGCGGCTCCCGGACGACGTGCGCACCCGCGTGCTGGCGGCGCTGTTCAGCGTGCCCGGACTGGGCCGCATGGAGGACGGGCCGCTGGACCCGGTGGAGGAGCTGCGCCGGACGCAGCGCGCGCAGGTCTACGGCGCCGGGGCGGCGCTGGGCCCGCATCCGACGCTGGCGACCGCGGCCCTCACCGTCCGGGCGGCGTACGGGGACGGCTGGTACTACAACCCCGGCCGCTGGCGCACGGCGGACGGCTACGCGCCGTTCGCGGTGACGTGGCTGGAGTACGTGGGGCTGCAGGCGCTGGAGGCGCGGCAGCGCATGGTGGTGGCCGACGGGTACACGCTGGCCATGGCCAAGGACGGGCAGCGGGCGCGCCGCGAGCTGCTGCGCCTGGCGTATCCCACCGACCAGCCGGTGCACTGACATGGCCAAGCGCGAGGTCACCGTCGTCATCAACGGCGAGGAGTACGTCTCCAAGGCGGCCGACGAGGCCGGAAAGGGGATGGACCGCTTCACCGGCGGGATCAAGGGGTGGTTCAAGAGCTTTGTCGACCTCAAGGCCGCGTGGGACATGGCCGTGCAGGCGGCGCGCGTTCTCAAGGACCAGCTGACGTCCAGCTTCCAGGCGTTCGACAGTTACCGCTCCTCCCTGCAGAAGCTGGAGGGCGCGGCCAAGATGACCGGGACGCCGCTCAGGACGCTCAAGGAGATCGCCGACACCGGGCGCGAGTCGTTCAAACTGTCGGCCGGCGTGGCCAACGACTTCGCCGCGGAGGTGGCCAAGCTGGCCAGCAAGGCCGGGGACACCAGCAAGGCCAAGGACGCGCTGGCGTCGTTCCTCGAGATCGGCGCCGCCCGCGGGATGAGCTCCGCCCAGACGCTGCAGGCGGTGCAGCAGGCCATCCTCGGCATCGACGAGGGGACGGACAAGCTGTTCGGGAAGAACCCCAGCGTGATCTACAAGGAGTTCGCCGACCGGATCGGCGTCTCGGCGGCCAAGCTGACCGACCAGCAGAAGGCGCAGGCGCTGCTGACGGAGGCCACCGACTCCGGGCTCAAGGTGCAGGGCATCTACGCCAAGTACCTGGAGACCACGGCGGGCCAGACGGAGCAGATGAACAACAGCCTAGAGAACGCACGAGTGGCGTTCGGACGGGCGCTGGATCCGCTGCGGTCGTTCACGCTGCAGCTGGGCGCCAAGCTCATGCCGGTGCTGGAGCCGCTCATCATCCTGCTCGCGCAGGGGCTGACGCTGGCGTTCACCGGCTTCGCCAAGGTGCTGAACAACGTCTACGGCATCGTGGGGCTGGTGGCGGAGGGCCTTGGGAAACTGACCGGCAACGACACAATGCGGGAGTGGGGCGCGCGGCAGGTCAAGACGGCCACCGACATGGGCAAGGCGCTGAACGACCTATCGGACGCGGCCTCCAACCTAGGCAAGGACGTCAGCAATACCGCCACCAAGCAGCGGGAGCTGGACGCGGCCTTCGAGTCGAACATCACCAAGGCCAACGCGGCCGCCACCGGGGTTTCGACGGCAGGGCGCCGGATGGCGGCCACGACCATCCCCGAGCTGGTCCCGCTCAAGGCGGCCATCGAGCAGACCGACGAGGCGCTGGTCTCCCTGGGCGAGTCGGCCAAGCAGCAGCTCGACGCCAAGATCGCCGCCGAGTTCCAGCGGAACATGGAGCGGCTGCGGCTTGAGACCGATGAGGTCCGGAAGAAGTTCGACGCCACCGGTACCTCCATCAAGAGTAGCAGCCGGGAGGCCCGCGAGCTGGCCGACGGCGTGGCGGTCATCGCCCGCGCCGGCGCCGACGCGGCGCAGGCGTTTGGCATCATGGACAACGAGGCCGCGGCCACGCTCAACAGCGTCATCAATCTGGCCGAAGGGGTCTCCAAGCTGTTCAGCAGCGGCGGCAAGGACCCGGCCGCGTGGGCGCAGGTCATCGCCTCCGCCGCCAACATCATCTCCAAGATGATCGGCGGCGACCCCGAGCGGCGCCGCCTCATCGCCGCCAACACCGACGCCATGCGGCAGCTCCGCGACCGGATCGGCGACCTTGGGCTCGACGTGACCGGCGAGGACTTTGGCCGGATCCAGACGGCGCTGCAGTCGGTGGTCGGCAACCTCCGCGGCGGGCGCGGCGCGCAGAACCAGGCGGACGTCATCAACGCCCTGCGGCGGCAGGGGCTGGGCTTCGGCGACCTCAAGAAGCTGGCGGAGCAGCTCGGGATCCAGATCACCAGCAGCTCCGGGGCGCTGTCGGTGGACGGCATCAAGGCGCTGCTGGAGGCCATGGGGCTGGTGGAGCTGGGCCAGTTTGGCACGGACTACAGCGCGCAGCTGCAGCAGACGCGGGCGCGATTCGACGTCGACCAGCTCGATGCGCGCGGGCAGCTGGCGGCGCTGTTCGGGCTGGGCGGGCGGTTCGCCTTCGGGTCGTTGGGGAACGCGCTGAACATCAACGACCTGGCCGGCAGCCGCGCCAATCTCAAGGCGCTGTTCGACCGGATGAACGCCGGCGGGCTGTCGGCGGGGGAGCTGGGCGGGCTCACCGGGGTGCAGTTCCTCGAGCTCGTCACGGACCTGATCCAGCGGATCGACGACCTCACCGAGGAAACGGCCGCTGCGGGCGAAACCCCGGTAAACGTACCAGGCATCGGCCTGGTCGAAACGGGCGGCGCCGCAGTGTCGGTGCAGGACACGATCACCGAGCAGACCACGGCAGTGACCGATCTCCTGCGAAGCCACACGGCCCTGCACACCCGGATCGCCGAAGCCTCGGAGCGGACCGCGGACGCCGCGGAGAGCATCCTAGGGGTGCTGCAGCAGTCCCTGACGAGCGCCATGGTCGACCGCATTGACCAGGAGCTTGAGGCGGCGCGCCGCGCACTCGCCGCACAGCGCGGCGTCCAGCTCACGCTGTAGCCCCATGGCCACGGTCATTCAGGTGTGGACCGCACCACGCTGCCAGTCTGGGGCCGTCTGCCTTGGCAGCCTGTCGCCGTGGCAGGCGGCGAGCGGCAGTGATGCGTACGGCACCGCGGCCTCGCTGCGCATCCTGGTGCCGCGGGACGTGGCGGAAGCCGCCTCCGTCGGGGAGGGGCGCGCGCTCCGGGTGGTCTCCGGCGGGCGGGGTGAGGAGTGGTGGTTCGTCACGCAGGTCGCAGATGCCGAGGGGGATAGCAGCAATGTGAGCATCGCCGCCGGCAGCATTCGCCAACTCCTTGCCGTACGCGGGCTGATCCGAAGCACGGGCGCGGGTGAGCCGGTATACCGCTTCACGACCGGGAGCAGCACGCCCGCTGACTTGCTGACCAACTATGTGCTGAGCAACCTGGCGGCTGACGGCCTCTCATGGCTCTCGCTCGGCACGGTTGATTACACCGCCCCCATTGAGGTGGGCACGCTAGACCGAGTGAACCGCGCGACCCTGTTGGATCGCATCGAGCAGGCCACGGGATTTCGCGTGGTGCTGCGGCCCCAGTACACGGCGGGCGTGCTGACCGGGTTCGCGCTGGATGTGAGCAGCGACCCCGCGGCCGGACTCCCCGTTATTCCACTATCGGGAGCTTCCTGTCGCACCCTATCGCGGACACGAGACGCGCTGACCGGCGCCACCGTGGCCGTGCCATTCACGGCGGACGGCACCCCGATGCGGGAATGCGTCTGGGAGATCGCGGCGGTGACGGGCTCAGGCCCGTACTGGGTGTCGCTGCAGGACCTGTCCGCAGGGCTCCCTGCACCAATCCGCGAGGACGGGCAGTTGGACGGCTACCGGCTGGTCCAACGCGATGGTACGGCCACGACGATCGACGCCACGCGGTCCAGCGACAGCGCGGTCCGGGTGGCGTCGATCGGCACCCTCGCCGTCGGCCAGCATGTGACCGTGTTGACGTCCGGGAATCTGGCCGTGCAGGAAGTGAGCAGCCCATCCGGGATTGCCGGGAGCCGCGGCAGACTGGTGGCCACCGTCGGGACTGGGGTGTCGAACTTGTTCCGCCGTGAGCTGACCGAGGACGGTGGCATCACGCAGTGGACCAGCCCAAGCGCGGCCACCAAGTGGTCCAACGAGCAGGCCGGTGCCGCCTTCACGCCACAGCACGCGCGCTACGCCAGGTCGACCTCGACGTCGTGGACGGCCACGGTCAGCCAGGCCGTGGACTACGATGCGGCGGTTCCGGTCATTTATAAGACGCTGACCTTCAGCGGCGCTCCGGCCAACAGCTGGCTGTTTGACGGCGAGATTCTCGCGCTGACGTACACGGACGACGCCACCGTGATCCTCAACGGGCGCGTGGAGACGGTGCAGGCCGATTCCTCGGGCAACGGCACCATCACGTTCTACGAGACCTATAGCGCGATCAACGGCATCGACACGACGAACCTGCGGTTCGCTTCGGCCCCTCCCCTGGCGAGCGGGACGATAGCTGCCGGTTCGATCAGTCTCGTGCTGGTAACCCCACGCCCGACATTTCCCGCTGCCGGTACGGACGTGCTGCGGACCGGTTTCCGCTTCCCAGGCGGGGCGGCCACCGCCAACGCGCGCGTCCAGAACACCAAGGTGAAGGTGTTGTACAACGCGGCCACCCCATATCTGCACTACCGCGTCAGCGTCACGCTGTCAGCCTTGGAGACGTTCTACAACCTCTACTCTGACACCGCGCTCGTGGCCTGTGGCGTGGGGCTGGTTGAGGACACCGGCGGGTACGGCACCCTGCTGGCATCGACAACCTCCTCCCCGACGGGATCTCCGCAGGGAGCGCCCACCAGCAGCCTGACCAGTCTCGCGGCGCGGCCGAACACCCAGGCCACGGGCACGCAGGTCGACATGGTGGTGGGGTCCTATTACACCATGTCCGCCGACAAGACCGTGCGACTGGCGCTGTACCCCGCCCGGTGTCGGCTACCGCTGAACAGCATCCTCGAGCCTTTCGCCGCGGAGGCCAGCGCCATCACCTACTGGCACACCGCCAGCCTGTCCCTGAGCGAGTCGGCGACCCCGCCGGACGATACCCCCAGCGACGCCGGCGCCAACCAGCTGTGGCACCGCGCGCAGGACGTTTTGCAGGGCGCAGGGCAGTCGACGCGGTACACCCTGCGCGGGGTCGACTTGGAGTACCTCGAGCGCGCCGGCGGGACCCTGGCGCTGGGCCAGCGGGTCTACCTGCGCTCGGACGAGCTCGGGATCAATGCCACCGTGCGGATTCTGCGGCTGGACTTCAGCCTGGGCGCGCCAGAGACGCTCGATCTCGAGCTCGGCGCCATCACCCCCCGCCTGACCGGCGTCACCGTGAGCCTCTAGGCCATGTCCTTCTACGTCAACGACCGCCCCATCAGCGACCTGGTCGCCGGGGTCCTCCAGCTGGACGGCCACCTCGCGCCCGAGATGCCGGTGCGCGCGGCGCTGGCCATGGCCAACGCCCCGGGGGTGTTCGGCAGCCAGGTCACGGTTGGCACCCGGACCGTCTCAGTAGGGCTGGACGTCCGGCCAGCCACGCTGTTGGACCGTACGGCGACGGTCGACGCTCTGACGCGGCGCCTTACCGGCCTGCTCACGCTGCGCACCGACGACGCTCCCGACCGCCAGCTGTATGCGACATGCACCAAGGTGGAGGTGCTACTGTACCCCGGGGGGTTCAGCCTCCCGACGGTGTACGTGGCCGTGACCTTCACGGCGGTCGACCCGACCCGCTACGACGTGGAGCGCCGGGTTTACGGGCTGTCCACCGCCCGCACCAGCTGCCCCGTGGGGACGGTCCCCTCGGCGCCGGTGGTCTACCTGTACGGCGGCTCGCCGTCGGTGGTCGACCCGGTGGTCATCCTCCGCAACTACAGCGGCGAGGAGACGCACCGGGTGACGCTTACCGGGACGCTGGCCACGAACGATGCGCTGGTCATTGACTGCGCCCGGCAGGTCATCAGCCGGTACGTAGGCGGGGTGCTGCAGACCGGGGCGAACAGCGGCAACGCCTGGTTCACCTCGGGCGCCTTCCCGCTGCTGGCGCCGGAAGATGCGGTGGAGGGGGCTGGGGTCACGGTGGAGCTGTCGGCCACCAGCGGGACGCCCACGGGGTCCATCGTCTACGCGAGGGGGTGGTGAGATGAGCCGATACGCACCAGTGGCCGCGCGCTCCGTGCGCCGCGCCGCCGGTCCGGTGATCCGGTCGGTGTCGCGCTTCCGGTGGCAGGCGCGCCGCGGCGAGCTCGAGGCCGTGACCGCGCAGGTCGGGACGCTGGTCCGGGCGGCAACGGGGACGGCGGTGGACAGCGCCGGGGTGACCTACACCGCCGGGCACTCGATGCCGCGCTGGGAGTCGCGGGTATGGGCGGGCGGGGCGGCGGCGCTGGGGCTGCGGCTCGCCGCCGATGACCTGACATGGCCTGTCAACTGGGTGCCCGAGCAGGCGTCCGTGCTCATCGAGATGGCAGAGGCGGGCACCAGGACCACGGCGGGGGCTGGGCTGCTGTACCTCGGGCGCGACGACCAGACCGGGGCGCGGCTCATCGTGGACAGTGACGGCACCAACTACAGGGCGACTGTCCACAACGGCACTACCTCCGCCTCCGCGACGCTCGCCACCGGGACCCCCACCAGCGGTCAAACGGCGCAGCTGGTGCTGCAGCTGGATGACGACGGGACCAATCAGCGGGTGCGGCTGGCCATTACGCCGCTGGCCACTGGGGTCACGACGCAGACCGCGTGGTCCAGCACCGTCACGCGCGCGGCGGCATGGGGGAGCGGGGCCAAGCTGCGTTGCAATCGCGTGGGCTCAGCAGGGACTCAGGGGTCCACGTGGGTGCGGCAGGTCGCCTGGGCAGCGGGGCTCCTGACGGCGGCCGAGCTCACGGCCAGACTCTAACCGGGGCAAGCCATGAAGATCAGCCAGTTACCCATCGCCTCGCCCGTGGCAGGAACGGAGTCGGTCCCGGTCCTGCAGTCTGGGGCCACTCGCCGCGTCACGATCGCGGACATCCTGCTAGGCAATGCCGGGACGTCGACCGCGCTCCAGACCGCGCGTACGATTTGGGGGCGTCCTTTTGACGGAACGGCCAACGTCACCGGCAGCCTGACCAGCGTGACGGACATCACGATGACGGGCAGCCTGACGGGCGCGACCAGCATCAGTGCGACGACCTTCACCGGGGCGCTGACGGGGAACGCGAGCACGGCCACGGCGCTGCAGACGGCCCGCACGATCAACGGGGTGTCGTTCAACGGCACGGCGGACATCACGGTGGCGGCGGCTGCTGGGACGCTGACGGGCAGCACGCTGGCGGGCGGCGTGACGGCGTCCAGCCTGACATCGCTCGGAACACTGGTCAACCTGACCGTCACCAATCCGATAGCGGGCAGCGTGACGGGCAGCAGCGGCAGCACGACAGGTAACGCGGCCACAGCCACGGCGCTCCAGACAGCGCGCACGATCAACGGCGTGAGCTTCGACGGGACGGGAAATATTTCGGTCACCGCCAACACGCCCAATGCGCTCACCGCCGGCTCGTTTTTGACGGCGTCCGGCACATTCGATGGGTCGATGGCGCGGACGTTTGCCGTAGACGCGACGAGCACGAACACCGCCAGCAAGGTGGTGGCGCGCGACGGCAGCGGCAACTTCGCGGCGGGCACGATCACGGCGGCGCTCGCGGGCAACGCCAGCACGGCGAGCGCGCTGACGCCCGGCGCGACGATCAATGGCGTGACCTTTACGGGCGCGTCCAACATCACGGTGGCGGCGGCGGCGAGCACGCTGACGGGCTCCACGCTGGCGAGCGGCGTGACGGCGTCCAGCCTGACCAGCGTCGGGACGCTGACCAGCCTGACGGTGAGCGGCAACCTGACGGTGGACACGAACACGCTGGCGGTGGACGCCGCGAACAATCGGGTGGGCATCCGCAACGCTACGCCCGGTTCGGCGTTCCACATCGGCAGCACCGTTGCGACCGGCGGAATCGCGGACAGCAATTTTACCGCAAACGTGACCGGATCAAGCAACACATTGCTTGGCATTCAGGACGCTGTCGTTCAGGGGTACATCCAAGCGGCTGGCACCGTGCCGGAAATGCGCGTTGGCACTTACACCGCACACGATTTGGCGTTCTACACCGCCAACATCGCGCGGGCGCGCTTTACTGCGGCTGGCGCATTTTCTCCCAGCAGCAACACCAACATCGTTCTGAGCGGCAGCGGAAAATTCGGAACAGACGGCAACACTCCGGCCTATTCGTTCCACGCCGGGACGACTGCTGTTCCGGTGACGCTGACGCAGCAAGCTGTCTTCAGCAATTCCACGCAAGGCGGCATGAGTGTCACGGACGGCACGCGCCAGCTAACTATGGTCGCTAGCGCAGGCGCTGGCTGCGCGTTGGCTACCCTGACCGTAGATGACTTGAGGTTTTTCACGAGCAACACCGAGCGGTGGCGCATCGGCGCCAGCAGCGGCCACCTCCTCGCGTCCACCGACAACAGTTTTGACATCGGCGCGAGCGGGGCGACGCGCCCGCGTGATCTGTTCCTTGGGCGGAATGCCGACTGCGGCGGGTGGATGCGTGCCGGTGCGGCGTCCGCTGGCGCGGCGTCCACCACGACCTTCGGCAACGGCACCGCGACCACGGTCGGCGCGAGCGGCGCGGCCTCCGCGCTGCCCGCCAATCCGCTCGGCTACCTCATTGCCCACGTCGGCACCACGCAGGTCAAGATCCCCTATTACACCGCCTGACCATGCCCACCCCCGTCATCATCAACACCGCCGCGATCCAGTACGCGCAAGGCGTCACGGAGTGCCATTGCGTCATCACCGCCGACACCGTGGTGGGGCCGACCACGGTGAGCCAAGTGGTGGTCGTGGACTCCACCACACTGGCCGAGGACTGGACGGACGCGGACCTCGCCGCCGCCGTCGCTGCCGTGCTGAACGTCCCGCCCGCCGACGTGTCGGTGGCCACGCCCCCGGTGGGGAAGGTCGCCACGGCGGTGCGTGCCACGCTGGCCAACCCGGAGGAGTGATGACCCGTATCGTCGAGCTGTCGAAGGTGGAGCAGGCGCTGGTCAACGAGATCAACGCGGGCTTCGAGCAGGCGTCTGCCGAGTTGCGGGCGATTGCCGACCGCAAGCTGGCGGTTGTGCTGGAGGCCCACGGGCTGCTGGGCCAGCCGTGCCGGGTAACGCGGAACGGTGGCGTGTGGCAGCTGATCGCGCCGGATCTGCGGCCAGACGTCGACCCGGACGCACCACCCGTCAACGACGGGTAGGTCGGTTTTCCTCCCGTAGGACAGCGCGCACACCACCCCCCTGCACAACGCGCCCCCTCACCCCTCCTACCTTGGACACCATGCCCGCCGAAGCCTCCGGCACGTCGCCCGCTGTCGTGGTGTCCGCCACGCTCAGCGTCACCTCCATGCTCACCGCGCTCACGGCGCTGTTCCGCGCGGCCCGGTGGGCCGGCGTCATGGAGGCCCGTGGGGACGCCATGACGGCTGCCCTCGAACAAGCCCGCCAGGATCAGACGGCCCGCCTCGATGAGATCCGCCAGGACGTCCGCGAGATCCGCGCCATCATCCTGAGCTCCCAGCCCTACGACCGGAGGTCCCCCGCATGAAGCTGCTCCCCCGCTCCGTCACCGTCTCCGGCCTGCTCCTCGCCGTCGCCGCCGTGGTCATCGACCCGGCCAACGTGCCCTGGCTGACGCAGCTCCTGGGCGCCGCCGCCACCACCAAGGTGGCCGCCGTCGGCGCCCTCATCGCCGCCATGGGGCGGGCCCTCGTGCCCCCCGCCGTCCCCGAGACGCCCGCGCCGTGATCCCGTTCCGGCCGCCCGCCTCCTGGCGCGTCACCGCGAGCCCCAACCACAACAGCCGGGGCACCCACACGGTGTCGGCCATCGTACTGCACGCCGACGCCGCGGCCAAGGTGGACGGCACCCTCGACTGGTGCCGCAAGTCGCAGGCGCAGCTCGACCAGCTGTGGGAGGAGACGCCGGCCGCCAGACGGCCTGCGGCCCGCTACCGCGCGGTGAGCTACCATGTGGTTGTCGGCCGGAACGGCATCGTCTTCCAGCTCGTGCACCCCGACCGGCGCGCCTGGCACGCCGGCGCCTCGGAGCTCGACGGGGTGGCCGACGTCAACAGCATCGCGGTGGGCGTCTGCCTCTCCAACAGCAACAAGGGCGAGCTTTACCCCATCGCCCAGCGCAGCGCGGCGGCGGACGTCTGCGCCCTGCTGGCCAGTTTCTACCGGCTCCCCGTGTCGCGCATCGTGACGCACGCCGCCATCGCGGTTCCTGCGGGGCGCAAGACGGACCCGTACGGGCTGGACCTCGAGGAGTTCCGCGGCATGGTGGCCTCCCGCTTGGCGGCGCAGCTGTCGGCGGAGCACCGCCCGCCCACCCCGCCCCGGGCCGCGTGACGTGACGCCCCGCCCGGAGCCCGCACGATGGTCCGCGGGGGCGCTCATCCTGTCGGCCGTCGGCATCATCGCCGCGGCCGCGCTGGTGCTGGCCGCCGGGGCCGCGTGGCAGGAGTCGGTGCGGCAGGCGGAGCGCACCCGGGTGCTGGCCGAGGCCACCGGCGTCTCGCGCGCGCTGCTGGACGCGCAGCGGGCCGCGTGGCAGCAGGAGCGCGCCGCGCTCATGGCCGCCGCCGGGCGCCGGGACACCGTGCTGCGGACCCGCCTGCGGACCGTCGTCGACACCGCGTGGCTCCCCGCCGACACCACCCCCGCGGTGCGCTACCTGGCGTGCCGCGCGCAGCTCGACACGCTGGCCAGCGCCTGCGCGGCATACCGCGACACCGCGTCCGCCGCCCTCGCCGCCGCCGACTCCCTGCACGCCGCCGACACCGCCGCGCTCACCCGGGCGGGGCTGGCCGTGGTGGCCGTCCGCGACACCCTGCGCACCGCCCGCACCGAGGCCGCGCGCAAGCCGGGGTGGCGCGGCGTGCTGGTGGCCGGGGCGGTGGGCGTGCTGGCCGGCGTGGGCGCCGCGCTCTGGCCGTTCTGACTTCCGACCCGAGGACCCCATGGCCGTCACCCTGAACACCGCCCTCAAGAACACGCTCCTCGACGGGCTCGACAGCGCCTTCAACAACGGCACGCTGACGATCCGCACCGGCGCACCGCCAGGGGCGGGCAACGCCGCCACGGGGACCGTGCTGGCCACCATCACCCTCCCCGCCGACGCCTTTGCGCCCGCGAGCGGCGGCACCAAGGCGGCGCAGGGGACGTGGCAGGACGCCTCCGCCGACGCCTCCGGGACGGCGGGGCACTATCGGCTGGTGTCCGGGTCGCTGGTGCTGGAGGGGACGGTCACCGCGACCGGCGGCGGGGGCGACTTGGAGCTGGACAACACCAGCGTGGCCAGCGGCCAGCAGGTCACCATCACGGCGTTCTCACTCACCTCCACCAACTGACGCCATGGCCGACAACGTCGGGTACACGCCAGGGAGCGGCGCGGTCGTCGCCGCCGACGAGATCGGGGGCGTCCTTTACCAGCGGGCCAAGGTGGTGCACGGGGCCGACGGCGTGGCGGTGGACACCAGCGCCGAGAACCCGCTCCCGGTGGCCGCGGTCGGGGAGCTCATCGAGGCCATCGAGGCGCTGCGCATGGCCGTGCACAGCCTGACCCGAACCGTCGGCATGGCCATGCCCGACGTGGCCGGACGCCTGCGCGTGAACGTGGAGACCGGCGCATTGACGGCCAGCCTCGCGGCCGGTCAAACGCTCGCCACCCTCGCCAACCAGACGAACGTGGGTGGCATTGCTGGCACCGAGCAGATCCCCAGCCTCATGCGCGTCGCCGCGGACAGCCTGCGGCGCAACGTCTCCGTCACCTGACCAGAGCCGACCATGCCAACGACGAACGGCAACCGGAAGATTCTCGACCTCAAGCGCCAGGAGTTCTGCACCCCGGCTCCCTCAGCCACGGCGGCGGCGCACTTTATCGTCAGCTCCCGCCACTACCGGCAGCAGCAGCTGCTGGTGCAGAGCAATACCGCGGCGTTCCTGTACCATCCGGCCGAGGACGGGTGGACGCAGGTCCCCAGCCCCGCGCTGGCCGGCACGTTTGGCGCCGGGGCGTGCGGCACCGCGGGCGCGTGGTCCACAGGCAGCACCGCCGGCGTGGCCTCGCTCACCGCGACGGCCGGGACGACCAGCAGCATCACCACCAACCAGACCCTCGCGCGCGACCTTCGCGGGTACACGGTCCAGATCCTCGCCGGGCCCAACGCGGGCGAGATCAAGACCATCGCCTCCAACACGATCGGGGCCAACGCGGTCATCACCTTCACCGCCGCCTCGGCGTCGGCCTTTTCGGCGTCCACCGTCTACCGGCTGCTGACGCCCACCTTCTACGTGCTGGGCGCGGGCGCGCTGGCCGCAGGCATCTTCAAGCGGTACGACCTGGCGACCAACACCTGGGTCACGCTGGCGCAGACCGGCCTCCCGGCGACGATCAGCACCGACTCCAAGCTCATCGCCACGCCCAGCTGGCTGGACGACGGATTCCAGGCCTTCGCGACGGGGACCGCCACGGCGGGCGGCGCCAGCACCCTGACCAACAGCGCCAAGGGCTGGACCACCAACCAGTGGGCCAACTACCAGGTCCGCATCACGGCAGGCACCGGGGCCGGGCAGATCCGGACCATCGCCAGCAACACCGCGACCGTGCTGACCGTGGGCGCCGCGTGGACGACCCAGCCGGACGCCACGTCGCAGTATTGCATCGAGGGGAACGACGACTTCCTCTACTACATGGGGTCGGGCGCGGTCACCCTCTACCGCTACAGCATCTCGGCGAATACCTGGAGCACCCTGACCCCCACCGCTGCACGCGGCGGGGCGCCCGGCGCGGGGATGGGCGGGCACTGGGTGTGGGGCGCCACCGCTGCCGACTGGACGGCCGAGAACACCATCCAGAATGGGCGCTACCTCTACAGCTTCCGCGGCGGGGCGGGCGCCCTGCTGGACCGGTACGACATCGCCCTCAACACCTGGTCGGCCGTGACCTATGCGCCGGCCACCGAGGTGTTCGGCGCGGGCACCAAGCACGTGTACCTGGGCGACTACCTGTACACCCAGAAGGACGCCACGGGGCGCTGGTTCCGGTTCAACATCCCCACCAGCGAGCAGGACGGGTGGGGGACGTGGACCTACACGCAGGGCGCCGCCATCGTCGGCGACACGGCGTTCGACGTGACCTACCACGACGGGGCGGTGGACATCACCTACGTCTACATGGTGCTCAACACGTCGGCCGTGATGCTGCGGCAGATGATCATTTGACGAGGCCCTGCCATGACCATTGCTGACCTCATGCGGCTCGCCCAGGTGCGGCTGACCTACCTGTCCCAGCGCCGCTCGGCGGCCGAGCAGGTCGGCGACGTGGGCGCGGTCGAGTCGATCGACGCCGAGATCGCCGAGACCGAGGCGACGCTGGCCAAGCTGCAGGCCATCCCGAGCTGACCGCTCCATGTTCCTGACCCTGCTGGGGGCGTCGGCTGCCGCCGCGGGCCGCACGGGCGTGGCCACGGTGGCGCTCGGGCTGGCCACGGCGGCCGCGGGCACCGTCCCCGCCACCGGCAGCGGCGCCGCGGGGCTCGGGCTTTCGGCCAGCGCCACGGCTGTCACCACGACGCGCGCCGCCGGCGCCGCGGCGCTGGGGCTGGGTGCGACTGGTACCGCGCGGGTGCGCGTGGCGGGGACGGGCAGCTGCGCGCTCGGTGTCGGGACGGCGGCCGTGGGGCAGCTGCCCATCCGCGCCACCGGTGCGGCCAGCCTTGGGGTGGGGACCGCCGCCCGCGGCGGGCGTGTCATCGCCGTCCGCATCGTCGACCGCTCGGGAGTGCGCCTGCTGGCGGTGGATGTGGGCGCCACGCTGGTCACGGTGTCCCGGAGCGTCGGAACGCCGGTCATGCCGCTTTTGACCGAAGCGTCCGTCCCGCTGTTGACCGAGGACGGCGAGCTGTTGGAGCTGGAGTCGTCAGGGCTGCCCGCCGCGACCAGCCTGGAGCGGTTGTCCATGTCCGAAATGACAGCCCCCCGGGCCGTGGTTACACGTGACGCCAGCGTCCCGCGCCTAACCGTCCGGGAGGCCCCGCCCATCCCTTCTGCCGCGAGATGACCATGGAAGACGTGTCCGGGCTGGACGACCTGTTCTACGACGTGACGCTCACCGACGCCGGCACCGGCGCTGCGCTGACCACCGGAGCCGTCACCATGCAGCTGGTGACCGCCGGGACCGTGACCCCGCTGGGGGCCACGGCCAGCTGCCCGCTGACCCACGTGGCGGCGGGACGGTGGACCGGCACGCACGACGCGGCCGACGTGCTCGCCGCCATCACCGGGCTGGCGGTCGGCCAGCAGTTTGACCGGGTGCTGGTGGTGACCGGGCTCGGGGTGCGCAAGCGCGCGAGCTGTCGACGGGTGGTGGTGGTCGACGAGTCGGAGTAGCCATGGCCTGCCGCCATCAAGACCGGCCCTGGACGGCTGCCGATTTTGACGCGCTGGTGGCGATGCGTCAGGACGGCGAGCCGGCGGCGGTCATCGCGACGCGGCTGGGACGGACCATTCAGGCCGTCAACAATCGGATCCAGCGGGGGATCCGCCTCGGACTGTTGTCCAAGTACCACGGGGACCACCGGACGACCATCACCCCGCGCGATGTGCCCGTGGGCGAGTACGCCCCCGAGGGGCCGCCCGTCGCTCAAGTGCTGGCGCCGGCCGACCAGGAGGAGGAGGACGAGCGGGCGTTCCTCGCGCGCGTGCTACGGGGGGCGGACACCAGCGTGGCCAAGGCGGAGGCGCAGCGGCACGCCACCATCCGGCTGGCCTCCGACCAGCCGGTGGCCATCACCCTCTCCAGCGACTGGCACGTGGCCCCGCAGGGGACCGACCTTCGCGGGCTGCTGGAGTACGCCGACCTGGTGCGCCGCACGCCCCGCCTCTACGCGCTGGCCGTGGGCGACCTCACCGACAACCCGATCAAGCACCGGGGCGGGTCGGTGGCGCAGGTCAGCGACGAGCTGCGCCTGCTGGACATCCTGGTCGGGCGGTTCGGGGGCAAGCTGCTGGGGATGACCAGCGGCAACCATGACGACTGGTCCAAGACGCTGGCCGGGGTGGACAACCTGGCGGCCCTCTCCCGGCGCCACCGGGTGCACTACGCCCCGGACGAGCTGCTCTGGCAGGTCGACATCGTCAGCCCGCATGACCCCGAGGACGTCACCGCCACGTACCACCTCTACACCCGCCACCAGTGGCGGCGCGGGAGCGCCCTCAACCCGGGCCACGCCTGCTGGACGTGGTGGCAGGAGGAGGGGCCCAACTGGGGGGTGATTCCGGACGTGCTGGCCATCGGCCACAACCATGTGGCGGTGGTCGAATCGCGCCAGTTCTCGGAGCGGGACATGTGGGCGCTGCGCATGGGGACGTGGCAGCGCGACTCGGCGTTCGCGCGGGCCAAGGGGTTCGCGCGCTACCGGCCCACGGCGCCGACCGTGGTGCTCCATCCGGACCGCTCCCGGCGGGTGCAGTGCTTTGCCGACCCGGCGGCGGCGGTGCGGTTCATGAACGGTGAACCGGAGGAGAGCCCGTATGCCGAGCTCTAGCCCCAAGCCTCGGCGCACGGCGAAGGGATGGACGCCGGCCGCTGGCCTCCGAGTGGAGGTGTTCGTGGCCCGCGGGGACGTCAGCTTCAAGGCCGAGGCCACCGTGGGCGAGGCGCTGAACGTGGCGCGCTTGCTGGTGGCCATGGCGCGCCAGCTCGCGGCCGACGCCCCCGACATCCTGCCGCACGCCGACAGCGTGCCGGGGGGCGTGCTGCCCTACTGGGAGGACGGCGACGTTGACGCGCGGACCCGGCTGGGGTTTCGCCCGTGAGCGCCTCCACGTCGCCGCGGCGGTGCAGCTGCTGCCGCGAATGGTCCGGCCCCGACCACCGGGGTCTGTGCCGGTTTTGCCAGACCCCGTGGATACCGCGCGAGCTGGAAGGGCCGGTCAAGGCGGGGGAAGTCGCGGCCCGCTACCTCGCCAGCAGGCCGAGCGCCACCAGCGCCAGCGCCACGCCGGCCAGCACCACGTAGCCCAGGGAGCGGTTCTCGCGGTTCGCCGTCTCGGCGAGCTGCTCGGCCTCAGTCATGGACCGGGCCCGGTAGCCCCGCGCGCCGAGGTGCTCCAGGTATTGCCGATTGGCCACCGCGGCGAAGTAGAAGATGCCGATCCAGTGCAGCACGCTGGCGGTGGCGGCTGAAAGGACGAACCAGAGCAGGCCGAGCCCCCACATCCCCTTGGCCATGTACCAGAGGCTCCCGAAAAAGAAGCAGGGCCAACTCCACCCCCGGTAGGCCTGAACCTCCAACCCGGTGGCCTCCTGCACCAACACGGCAGCGCGCGTGCCCATGCCCATTCCTCCAATTGGATGACGCGGGACGAACCGAGTGACGTTGCGGTGACGCCCCTGTTGTTCCTTTTACGGGTTAGAATCCTGCTGGCGATGCCGCTGGCTTCGGCTTAAGTTCGGTGTTCAACTCCGCCCGCCCAATGAGTGTCTATCTGTTCTCCGTCCAGCAGCCGATGATCCACCCGGTGCGCGCCAAGACTGGCGACCGGCTGGTCGTGCGCGTCGGCCACGCCACCCGCCCTATAGTGGTGGTGCGGCGGGCGCACGGCAAATGGAAGCCCGTCCGCGTCGGACCGCCCAACTACGGGGCACTCATCGGCCTCGAGGAGGACGGCATCCTCACCCTCGAGCTGCCCCGCGTCTGCGCCCTGCGGCAGGAGCTGCAGCAGTCGGCGTAGCCGGTTCGTCCTCCGGCAGTGGGTCGTCCGCCGCCTGGATGATCTCGACCTGCTCGGGGGTGGCGCCCTCCTCCAGCAGCCGCACCAGCTCCCGCTGGCGGCGCACGGCGTCCTCCATCTGCGCGAGCACCGTGCGGGCCATCCCGCTGGCGCTGGAGGGGGAGGCCGACTGCTGCTCCGCCCAAGCGAGCAGGAGCTCGCGGGCGCGCCCCTCCGGAGTGGCCCCGTTGGACCAGCCGCGGACCGTGCCGTGGGACACCCCCACGCGCTCGGCGACCCGGCGCAGCGACGACCGCTTGATCTGCTGAATCAGGAGCGCGACCGCTTCTTCGACGGTCATATTGCCTCTTGCGCTGGATAGAATCGGATCGTACTGTATAGGCTGCTAGCGTTCAACGGACTACCAGCCCACGTCACGATGCCTGAGCCAATGATCGGCCGCAAGAACCGGCGGAAGGATTACCCCCTGTCGGTGGCCATGTCCCTGCAGGAGCGGCAACTGGTGCGCCGCGCGGCGGAGGCGGCCGACGAAACTGTCTCCACTTTTATCCGACTGGCGGCGCTTCGTTCCGCCGACTCGGTGCTGGCTGGCGATCGGTCCCGCGACGCCGGCCATCTCGCGGCTGCCTAGGCCGCAAAAACTGCGCCGGGGCGCCCGCTCGCAACGGACCCCCGGCCGGTCACCCTCCCTACCCTCACTCGACGAGGTGACACCATGAAGGTAACTACCCCCCGCCCGCGGCGCCTCCTGGCGTGCGGCATCCGTCGGCCCTCCGGGGTGCGCATCACCGTGACGTGGCCCGAGGGCCAGCCGGTGCGCGTGCTCGAGCTGCGCCCCGCCCGGCGCGTGCCGGCGCCTACCCTTGCCCCGGAGGCCGCGTGACGGTCATCGTCGACACCCTGCAGGCGGAGCTCCGCCGGCTGCAGGAGCTGCGCACTGAGTCGGAGTACGCCACCAACGTGGTGCGGCAGCGGCGGGCGGAGTGGGAGGAGCAGCAGGCCGCGGTACTCGCCCACGCCCAGGTGCTCGCCCGCGCCGTCGCCGACTGCGAGGCGCAGGTCCGCACGCTCGCCGTCATGGCGGCCGAGTCGACGGGCGAGAAGAAGCCGGCCCCCGGCGTCGAGGTGCGCGCCAGCAGGAAGGTGACGGTGCAGGACGCCGCGGCCGCGCTGGAGTGGGCCCGCGCCTCCCGGATCGGCTACGTCCCGGAGGGGATCGACGCCAAGGTCATCGAGCAAGCCGCCGGCAAGGCGGAGCTGCAGCTGCCCTTCCTCAAGGTGGAGACCACGTTCAAGGCCTTGATTGCGACGGACCTCGGGAAGGCCCTCCAGCCGGTGGCCGGCGCCATCCCGGAGGCCGCGTGAGCGAGGAGAAGCCGACCAAGGCCGTGGCCCGGGTCGACGCCCGCCAGGCGTACCGCGCCACCCTGGAGAAGTACAGCGACAAGCTGGCCGTCTTCGGCGTGCGCCCGGAGGCGTACATCGAGGCGGCGCTCATGGCGGCCGTCAAGCTCCCGGACCTGTTCAAGTGCACCCCCGAGTCGGTCGCCCTAGCGCTCCGGCAGTGCGCGCAGGTCGGGCTGGAGATCGGCCGCACGGCGCACCTGGTGCCGTACGGCCAGACGGCGACCTTCGTCCCGGACTACAAGGGGCTCATCGAGCTGACCCTGTCCACCCACAAGGTCGTGTCGATCCGGACCCGGTGCGTCTACGACGGGGAGCCGTTCGAGTACTACGAGACGGCCGGCGGCCCCGAGATCAAGCACGTGCCCCGCCTGAGCGGCGCGGGCGGCCGCATCCTCGGCGCGTACGCCATCGCCGACCTCCGGCTGGGGCGGTACAAGGTCGAGTGGATGACGACCGACGAGATCGAGGTGGTCCGGGCCAAGTCGCGGAGCTGGTCCAAGGGGCCGCTCCCCGACTGGTACGCCCGCAAGACCGTGGTCCGCCGCCTGTGCAAGACCCTCCCGTCCAACGCCCGGCTCCAGCAGGCGCTGCGCCACGACGACGCGGAGGGGGAGGTGCCCGATGGCGCCATGGAGCCCGTGGCCGCGCAGGAGATCGAGACGCCGCGGGGCGGCTACGCCCTGCCCAGCGACTACGACCACGCCCTTGAGCGGCGCCGGTTCGAGCCGGGCGAGGTGACCATCACCGAGTTGGCCGAGCCCACCGAGGAGCAGCGCGCGCGCGTCCAGGCGCGGGCGGCGGCGGCGGCCAGCATGGCGGACCCGTACGAGGAGGCGGCGTGAGCGCGCAGGCGCCCCTGCCGGCCGACTTGGCCGACGTCATTGCCGACTTCCGCGAGGACGCGGCCATCCTGCGCCGCCGCGGCGACCAGCGGTACGCCGAGGTGCTGGAGCAGTGCGCCGCCGACGTGACCGGGGTGGCGCTGGAGTACATCGTGTGGCTGTCCGAGTCCGAGGCGCAGCTGCGCTCCGGGTGGACCGCAGGAAAGGTCCGGAGCCACGCCAGGGCGTTCCTGCACACGCCCCACGTGCGGGCCGAGAAGAAGGGCTACTGGCTGCGGGCGTGCATCGTGCCGCGGCGAGCGCACTACGAGCTCATGCGCGAGGCGGCGCAGCGGGGGGCGGCATGACCGACCGCCAGCCGAAAAAGAAGCCCGTGGGGCGGGTTCGGATCGCCACGTTCGGCGCGTACGGTGCCACCGTCAACGTCTTCGGCATGACGCTGGGGGGCGAGGCCGTCGCGCGCGTCGAGTGGCGCGAGGGCCCGAGCCGGTTCACCAAGACGTTCCGCGGGAACAAGGCGGACCGCATCGCCCAGGCGCGTGCGTTCGCCGATGGCACGGCCGCCCGGCTGGGCGGGGCCTCGGCCCCTGCCAAGAAGCGGTGGACCGTGGGCGAGCTGTGGGAGGCGTATCTGCTGGCCAAGGCCGGCGACTGGCGCCCCAAGACGCGCACTCTGGCGCTGGCGCGGTGGAAGCCGTTCGAGCGGTATTTGGATCCGCGCGTTTATGCCGACCTCGTGCAGCCCGAGACGCTGGACCGCTGGAAGGCGGAGCTGCTGACCCGGCCGACCGAGCGGGGCGTGCCCATGGCCCGGAACCAGGTCGCCCACCACGTCCAGCTGGTGAAGTCGGTCTGGCGGCACGCCCGCGCCCGCCGGCTCATCGGCGAGAACCTGCTGGCAGACTACGCCGTCCGGACCGGCCGGGACTACGAGCCGCAGCAGGTCCCGGAGTACACCGGGCAGGAGTGGGCGGCGATTCTTGGCCGCCTCGACTACCGGTCGGCGCTCCGCTGGCGCGCCTGGGCGGCGGTGGCGCTGGACGGCCTGCTGGGCGCCCGGTCGCGCGCGTTGCTGCAGCTCACCTGGGACGACGTCGACCTGACGCGCCGCGTCATCACGTGGCCGGCTGCCACCGACAAGCTGGGGCGCCGGCGGGTGCAGCCGCTGCCTCGGGACGCGGTGTTTGCACTCCGGGTCTGCCGGGTGTGGGCGCGCCGGGATGGGTACGAAGGGGCGTTCGTGCTGTACGGCGCCCAGCAGCGCACCCGAGGGAAGGCATGGACCTACTCGGCGCTCAACGACCTGCTCCACAAGGCCGCGCGCGAGGCCGGGGTGCGGCAGGTGCCGTTCCGGGCCATGCACAGCCTCCGCCGCATGGCGGCCGGCAACGTCCTGGCGGTCACGGGCGACATCACCCGGGTGGGGGACTGGCTGGGGGACACCGACGTGCGGGTGCTGCGGCGCAGCTACCTGCGGTCCCGTCCCGACGATCTCGCGCCGGTGGTGGCAGCGGCACAGCTGCCGACGACCGGCAAGACTGGCAACCAAACGGCAACGGGCGCCTCAGAGGGCGCCCGTGCGGGAGGAGCTAAGTGATGCTGCACAACGACTTCCCACCAGAGCCACAGATCGGGATTGAACCGATGACCGCTTGGGAGGGGACCGGCGGCAACCGCGCCCTCTCCTCTGGGAACGAGAGTAATCGCGGCGCGGTCGGGGCGCAAGGAACCCCCGAAATGGGCCCGAAGTCCAGCAAGAGTGGCAACGAAGTGGCAACGAGCGACGGGTCTGCCGCCGTCGGTTACTACGTCATCCTGGGCGTCCTCGAAGCCCGCCGTCGGCGGGCCATGCAGGCGCGCGCGGCGGCCCGCCGGATCCGGAGGGCCGCGTGATGGCCGCGACCATGATGGCTGAGCCGGCTGTGCCGCGGCGCATGGTCCGGGTCCGGGACCTGCGGACGTGCTACCAGGCGGCGGACGACGTGGTGCCGCTGCTCAACGAGCTGCAGATGGGTGTCCTGCGCGCCGTCAGCGAGGCGGGGGCCTACGGGGCTACCGACCGCGAGCTGGAGCAGCTGCCCGTCTTCGCCAAGCGGGCCCCGTCAACGGTGCGGAAGCGCCGGTCGGAATTGTACCAGGCGGGGCTCCTGCTGCCCGCGGGCGTCCGCGACAAGATGACGGTCTGGATGGCCACGTGGCCGCTCCCGGCCGTGGAGGCCGCATGACCTGCCTCGACTGCGGGACCATGCTCTCCATGGGGGCCCGAGGGCGCGGGCTGCAGCGGTGCGCGGCCTGCGCGGGCGCCCGACGGCGGCAGCTGCGGGTGGAGCGCGACCGCGCCAAGGCGGAGGCCCGCCGTGGCCGCCCGTCCGCGCGTCCGTCCGGGTTGCCGGTGGCCACTGGCCACAAGGCGCCAACGGTCGCCTTGGGCGACCGGCTGCTCGACCTGCTCAAAACGAAGGGGAGCGCGACCGCGCGTCAGCTGTCGGCTGAAACCGGGGCGCCGCCCCGCCGGGTGCGCTACGCCCTCCAGGTGGTGCACGAGACCGGGGTGTGCCGCCTCCTGAGCTACACCGTCGGCGGCACCCGCGGGCGACCGGGGACGTGGTTCGCCATCGACCCGGCCCGGCCCCCCGCGCAGGAGGCCGCGTGATGGCCGCGCTGCAGCTTTCCGACCGGACGGTGGTCATGCTGTCCACCGCTGGCCTCGTGCTGGCCCTGTGGGCGGTGGCCACCCTCCTGCGCCGCATCGTCGACGCCCGCGAGACGCGCCGCCGTGGGGCGCGGCACAAGGCGATGGCGGTCCAGAGCCAGCGGGTGCTGTCGTGCGAGCTCTGTCATCAGCCGCACGGCACGCTCTACGCCGTGACGCTGCTGGAGGAGACGCTCGGCAGCGAGGACGACGCCTGGCTGTGCGGCGGCTGCCACGCCGTCCTGGTCAGCCGGAGGGTGCCCGCATGAAGCCCGGCCCCCATGGCCCCACCATCAAGCGGTGCGCCGCCGGCCACTCGGTGGTCGGGGACAACGCCCTCCAGATGTCAGCCCGGAAGGTCGTCTGCCGGACCTGCTACGAGCAGCTCCGCGTCATCCGGCCGCAGCATGGCCAGCGGTACCGCATCGTCACGGCCGATGACCGGGTGGTGGACCAGGTGGTCTACGACGCCGTGCTGCGGGTGTTCCGGACCTTCCGCACGGGGCTGGACCGGCAGGTCCGCGTGGTGCAGGCCAGCCAGGTCGTCCTGCTGGCCAAGCGCATCGAGGGGCAGGCGTGCGGCGGGGAGCAGTTCTGCCGGGTGCCGGAGTTCGCGCCCGTGCCGGAGGTGGCCGCATGACGCCCCAGGACGCCAACACCGTAGCGGTGCCGATCCGCTGGGCGTGGGTGCTGGGGGCGTACACCCTGCTGGGGGCGATCGTCTCCACGTACAGCCTTTTGGACCTGCTGGCCGACCTCTGGGACCGGGTCTGGCGCGCGGTGTGGCACCGCCGGGGGGAGTGGCTGTGACGGCGCTGCAGACCCTGCCCGCCGGGCGCTACCGGGACACGGCGCGGCGCCAGGCCAAGATGGCGCTGCACGTATGGGGGGCGTCCGATGCCGTCCGTGCCGACCTGCAGCACGAAGGGTTCTACCGGCGCAGTGCGCGTCGCACCGCGGCGCACGTGTCCGGGGTGTACGACTCTGCCGTGCCGCCCGGGAAGCAGGACGGCCCGCTGCACCTCGGCACCGCCACGCACGTCTACCTGGACCTCTACGCCATCTCCGTCGGCGACCAGCTGGCCGCCATGGTGCTCGCCCGGCGGGCCCGGAGGGCGGCGTGATGGACTGGATCCGGATCTCGACCGAGATCGGGCACGATCCCAAGACGGTGCAGCTGGCCCGCCGGTGCGGCGTCAATGTGCCCGCCGCGGTGGGGCATGTGGTCATGGTGCTGGTCAACCTGCCCGCCCACGCTCCAGACGGCGATCTGGCGGCCGTGCCAGGCGAAGTGCTGGAGCATTGGGCCGGGTGGGACGGTAGGGACGGGCAGCTGGCGGCGGCGTTTCTGGCCCTGTTTTGCGATGAGACGGGGGTGGTGGCCGCGTGGGACCGCCTCAACGGCGCGGCCATCCGCGAGGTCGAAAAGTCGCGCCAGCGGAAGGCGCGCTGGCGTGCCGGTCGCCAAGACGACGCCGAGGAAGAAGACGAGCCCGTGCCGTCGGGACGTTTTCGGGACACGGCGGGACAAGGGCGGGACATGTCCCGGGGACACGTGGGACATCAGCGGGACATGTCCCCGGGACAAACGGGACATGTCCCCGGGACATCCCCGGGACGTCCCGGGGACATGTCCACGGTGTCCCCCGTAGACGTAGACGTAGACGTAGACAGTACTACTAGCCAGCTACTGTTTGCTGCTGCGCGTGCGCGCGAAAAATCCGGGGGGGATGCCGTTCCCGAACCGGAACCCGGCATTTTGTGCCGCCTGCTCACCGCGGCGGCCAACCGGGGCATCACCGCGCGGTTCGGCGAGCAGCCCCTCCCGCTCATGGCCACGCACGGCACCACAGCCCGCGCCCTCCAGGCGCTGGCGGACGCCGGCGTGCCCCCGGACTGGGCCGCCGGGTGCATCGAGCAGCTGGCCGGCGAGCTGCGCGCCGATCGGCCGCCGCGGAGCCTCGGCTACTTCGTGCCGGGGTGCATCGAGCGGTGGCGCGCCGAGCAGGCGCACCGCGACGCCGTCGCGCTCACCCCCGCGGCCACGGCTGCCGGCGGCGGCACCAAGGACCCGCTGTACTTCTCCGCCGTCCGGTACGCCCGCAGCGGCGACCCTGAGTGGATCGCCTACTGCGCCGACCGCGGCATCACCTGGCAGGAGGCCGCATGACCACCCCCGAATACCGCGCCGCCCCTGCCCTGCTGGCGGCCGTCCGGGAGGCGCTGACGCTGTGCCTCCCCCTCTGGCCCAAGGCGCTGGCCGCCGTGACGCGGCAGTCCCAGGACACGCACGACTGGCTGACGCACTACGCCCGCGCCTGCGGGTCCGCGGACCACGACCTGGTCGTCGAAGCGGCGCGCCGGTGGTGCGCCGAGCAGGAGTTCGCGCCCAAGCCGGCCGACTTGGGGCGGCTCGCGCGCGACCTTACCGCCAAGCGCCGCGGCGGCACCCCCACCCCGGTGGCGGACGGCGAGGAGGTCGACCTGCTGGACGGGGCCACGCCGTTCTGGTTCGCGAAGCCCGGGGCGGAAAAGGGCCCGTACCGGCTCGACGCCGAACGAGGGGTGGCGTTCGCCGTCCATCGCGGCGCGCTGCGGGGCGGGTGCCTAGGCATCAGCGACGGCGAGATGCAGCAGCTGGTCGCCCACGCCCTGCCGTGGGGGTGGCTGGAGCCGTGGCACGTCCCCAAGGCGGCCGCACCGGCCGGGTGGCACCGCCGGGCCGGCGTCGAGGAGGTGGCCGCGTGAACAGCGCCCGATGCGACCGCAAGCGCCCCGGCTGGAGCGGGACGTGCGGCGCCCCGATGCAGGAGCGGATCGACCACCTCGGGCGCATCCTGTGGCAGTGCCCGCGGTGCACCTGGCAGGAGGCCGGCCGCTGCTGGCGCTGCAGCCAGCCGCGGGAAAACACCAGCTCCCGGGCCAGCCTGTGCGCGGCCTGCCGGGTCGTGCGTCGGCGGGAGGCCACGGCGCGTCGCGACAAGGACCCCGCCCGAAAGCACCAACGCCGGGCCGGCGAACGCCGGCGCCAGCGGTCGGCCAAGCGGCGCGCGTGGAAGGCGGCCTGGCGGAAGGCGAACCCGGACAAGATCCGGGCCTACAAGCGCAAGTACGCGCTCAACCCGAGCCCCACCCGGAAGGCCACCGAGGCCCGCCACAACGCCTGCCCGAAGCGGCAGGCCATCAAGCGCGCGCAGGCGCTGGCCCGGTACTACGCCCTGCACCCTGAGCGCCCGCAGCCGGTGTGCCGGGTGTGCCAGGCAGCCATCCCGTTCGTGCCGCCCGGTCGGCCCAAGACCCGGTGCGATGCGTGCGTGCCCACGTCGGTGCTCGCCAAGCGGCGGTCCCAATCCGTGGCGGTGGCCGCATGAGCCCCCGCCGCCATGCCACCGCGCGCGCGGTGCAAGGGGGTGCCCCGCCATCGCCGGGGGCGTCCGAGGCTCCAGCCCTGACCGGCCGCTCGCGCGGCCGCAGCGGGGCGCGGGGCGGCCAGCGCCGGGCCGCCGGCATCACGTGGGCCAGCGCCCACGCCGAGGCTACGGCCACGGGCTGGCACTTTGTCCTGCCCGTCCCCGAACGGGTCAACGCCATCTGGCGGCAGTGGAACGGGCGCACCCTGTCCAGCAAGCGGCACCGCCAGGACAAGGCAGCCGCGCCCGCCCGGTTCGCCGGCATCGTGCCGCTGGAGGGCGACGTCGCAGTCCGCCTGGTCTGGGTGCGGGCGCAGCGGAGGGGCGACGTCGACGGCCGCATCAAGGCCACGCTCGACCTGCTCAAGGGCGTGGCCTACTGGGACGACGCGCAGGTCGCTGAGCTGAACATCATCCGCGTGGACGACGGCTCACCCGCCAGGATGGAGGTCTTCGTCTGGCCGGCCGACCAGCCGGCGCTCATCACCACCAAGCCCGAAAAAAAAGCGGGGGGGAGGGGGGAATGGAGATCAGCCTGACCGTGCGCGACAGCGCGCTGGTGCGGGAGGCGCTGGCCGGGATCGGACGCCAGGCGCCGTTCGCGATGGCCAAGGCCCTCAACGCCACGGCCAACGCCGCCCAGACCGACGTCCGCCTCAAGCTGGAGCGCGGGCGGCAGTTCACCATTCGGCGGCGGGACTTCGTGCTGCGCACGATCTACCGCCAGCCCGGGCAGGACTTCGCCACCAAGGGCGCGCTCCGGGCCGTGGTGCGCGTGCACCCCGACCGCGACTTCCTCGCACAGCACGAGGAGGCAGGGCGCAAGGTGCCGACCTCGGGGCGCAGCGTGGCCGTCCCCCTCTACGCGGTAAAGCCCACCGACCAGACCGTTGTCCCCAAGCGGCTCCGACCCTCGGCGCTGCTGCGCAACCCGCAAGTGCGTCGCATCACGACTCCCAGCGGCGAGTACCTGGTCCGCAACGTCGCAGGGCGAGGTCGCGGTGGCCTCCGGGGGTGGCGCACCGAGTTCCTGTATCGCCTGCAGACCTCCGTGCCCCTCCGGCCGCGCTTGGGGTTCATCGCCACTGCTTCCGAAACGATCGACAGACGGTTCGTCGGCATCGCCCTGGTGGAGATCGGGGAGCTGCTGGACGCATGAGCCCCAAGAACCGTGCCACGGTGACCGAATGGCGACGGTCGACCGACCGTCAAACCCCGAACCGGACCCGAACGGGTCCTCCCCGGGGGGCGGGTGCCCGCGGGACCCGCGCAGC